GGTTCCCGTTGTAGGTGATCGACCTGGAACTGGGATCAATGATGATCGTGTCGCCGATAGCGGTCGTGATATTCAGTTGGAGGTATTGGCCGGTCGTGGAGTTCGTGATGATCGGGTTCGTCATCGATCCACTCACCGTGAAGATCGGGTACACGCTGGTGTTGCCGCTGTTCGTGAACGTCGCCGACTGAGAGACAGTTCCCGTAGAGGACGTGTACGTCAAGTTGTAGGTTCGGTTGTAGGTGCGACCCAACCCAGCGACCGGGGCCAGATTCGTCGACTGAACCGCATCATCATAAATACGCGGATCCGGCGCGAACAACTCCACCACCGCAGTGATATACCCGTACGTGTACATCGGATCCAGGTTGATCGCACGCTTACGCACCCGAGCCTGAACCCGCTGCAACGAGCGACTCGGCAGCTGCAACTGCAACAACCCCGTGCCCTGCTGCTGCGGAGCCAAATATGTTTTCAACGCCGCCAGGTTCGCCTGAGCGCTATTGGTCCCGTCATAGGTCATCAACAGGTGAAGTGTGATCGTGCGACCGTTCAAGAAATCCCGGCCCGTCAACTGGCCGTCAATATATCCGAGCGTGTCGTCCTGGACCCTCAGCGTCGGCAGATCCTCCAGACCCGTCGCCGACAATAACTGGATGCCCGTCTGGTTCCCGAACAGCCAACCATTGAACCCAAACTGATAATTCGACGTCGGGGTCGCCATCACGCACCAACCTTCAACAGCCAGGCGACTTCCTTAGCCACCACATTCGGATCCGCCGTCGACATCATTGACACGTTGATGTTCTGAACCACGCCAGCCGCAGCAGTCGTCGGGGCCGTCACCGCACCCATACCCTGAGCCGTCACCGGGATCGTCACCCCACCCGACGAGCCGATACCCGCAGCGATACCGGCAATCGAACCCGACGCGGCATCCTTCATCGACTCCATCCCATTGATCAAACCCTGAACAATGTTCACGCCGTGATCAAAGAAGATCGTCGACGGTGACTGAATACCGAGCGCCGCCTTGAACGGCCCAACAATCCACCCAGGCAGTTTCGAGATGAAGAAATTCCCAATCGTTGACAGCAGCGACCCCGCACCATCCAGCAAACCCTGAACAATGTTCTTGCCGACATTGAACAGCCATGTTCCGGCATTCTTGAACACGCCGAGAACTTTCAACTCCAGTCCACCAAACCATGTCAGCACATTGTCGACGGTGCTGAACACTTCCTTCCCGAAATTGATCACCGCATCCACGCCGACCTGGATCGCGTTCTTCACCGCGTTGAACACTTTCTCCGTCGCGTCCTTCAACTGATTCCAGTATGTGATCACTAACCCGACAGGAGTGAACTTGAACGCCGTCGTGATCCAATCCCACACCGTTGAGATCGCTGCCTGAATCGCGTTGAAAACTGTCTCAGTCGTGTCCTTGAGCATGTTCCAATTCGTGATTACGAACCCGATCGGGGTCATCTGGAACAACACCTTGATCACATCCCACGCGTCAGTGATCGCAGTCTTGATGATGTTGAACACGACGATCGTCGTGTCCTTGATGAGGTTCCATGCGGCGATCACAATGTCCCTGAACAGTTCGCAGTTATTCCACAACAAGATGATCCCGGCGACCAGGGCAGCGATCGCAGCCATCACCGCGAGGATCGGCCACGTCGCAGCGACCTGAGCGGCAGCGAACGAGATCATCGCAGCAGTCGCCACCGCCAGCGCAGCAACCAACGCGCCACCGATAACTAGCGCGACCGTCGTCATCGCGGCTTTATGCTCCATCAACCATGATGTGCCAGCCCGAATATATTCCGTGACCTTATTGATCGCCGGGGTCAGTTTCTCAGCCAGGTTCTCGAACAAGTCATTCACGGTCGCACCCAACGCCGACATCGTGCCACTCAACGTTTGCGACGCTGAGTTCGCCGACCCGCCCAACCGTTTCTCCAAAGCAGCCATCGCATCGTTACCGGCATGCTGGTCCGATGTGAGTTTCTGTTGAGCCGCGATCAGTTTCTGATGCGCTGCCTCCAACTGCACCAGCGCCTGGGCGTGGTTCTTCGACAAACCGATCCCGGTCTGCTGCATGTCCTGATACTTCTTACTCGCAGCTGCGAGCGCGGTCTGATCCTTCGTCAACGTCTGCGCCGACACCGACGCGATACCAGTATCAATACCCAGCCGCTTCAAAACGCTCGTCTGGCCCTCAGACACTTTCGATACAAGGAGACCGGCCTGCGCCAGGCTAATGTGCTTGTAGGTCGCGAGATCAGCGGCGGCCTGAAGAAGCGACATTGCCTTCGTTGCCGACCCGGTGCGCGTCGTCATATCCGCGAGAACCGTCGTGACCTCAGAACCTGAATAGCCGTACTTCGCCATCCCGTCAGCGGCGGCGCTGATCTTCTCCTTCATCGCCGCCGTGTTCTGCCCCGTGTTCTTCAACGCGACATCCAAGCGAGCGTTCGCCGATGACATTTGGTTGTATGCCTTCAGCACTTCCCCGCCGATAGCGACCAGGGCAGTACCGGCGACCGCGCCGCCAACCATCGCGGCCTTACCGAAATTGGAGAAACCCGTATTGCCTTTCTCCTCAAGTTCATTAACCTTGAGTTTGGCTTCATCCATCTTCGCCTTGAACTGGCCAACCGACGCGACCAGTTCAACAACCACCGGTGGCAGGAAATTACTCATCGCGTCGCCCGCTCCCAATACTCACTCAAGATTCGACGGACCTCAGGCCTGGACCGATCGAACCCAGGCGCGACATACGGACGCGCGGGAAGATTCGACTTCCCACCACCCAACTCCTGCACGCGGGAATAGTTCATCGTCGGCCCGACCTGCACATACCAGGAACCGAAACCTTTCGGGGCAGGCTCACCGACCTGAATCGACCGACGCAGCGAACCCGTGACCAACGACGGTGGCTCACCCGGATCACTATTCGTCGGCGTGCCCCTCTTATGTTGCTTCTTCCCCAACTCGTCCCGGATCGAGTTCTGCACCGCGATACCGGCGAGTTTCAACGGCCCGGCAAGTTCCGGACCCGTAATCTTCGACTCGAACTCCTGGAACCGATCCAATGTCGCGCGGGCTTTGATGACTGCACCGATCTGCAAGCCACCGCTCATCGACCTGGACCTTTCATCGCAGCGGCTTGCCGCTTGTTCTCGATTTCTATCGCTGTCCCGTCGATCTTCAAGATCCAGTCTAGCCAAACACCAGGCTGTTCCTGAATCTGGTCGTAAGTCCAACCAAACTTTTTTGCCAGCTGCCAGTCCCGTAACTCGGTTGGGAGCGGGAACCGTGCATCCCACTTTCCACCCTCAAGCGCGTCGCCTATTCGCTTGAGGGTTCGGTAGGGGAAACAGGATCAGTGCTGATCTCGAAACTCGGCATTAGATCATTGATGTATGGGGCGACAAGTTTCTGAATCGCGTCATACGTTCCACCCGGAAGATCCATCACCGAATCCACAGTGATCGTGTCGCCGAAACTCCACGCCTCCACCATCGCAACAACCAGCAGATCATTGAACTCGAACATGGCGTCCAACGCTGCCGGATCCACTACCGACGCGGCGTTCTCCACCCCGACATCGGCAACGGCCTGCACCTGGTTCGCCATCTCCGACGCGCGTTGCAGGATCGGTCTCCGTAACCGTTCCGGTACTGCCTTCGGGTCACGGAGATCAACCCAGCCGCCCTCAATGTTGTTTCGCATACTGTCCCGTCCTTTCGTGTTATGCGTAGGTACCGGTCGGCTTTGCGTTCTGTGCCGTGACCTTGATCGGGCTGTAGCCTGCGGAGGTTCCCGCGTTCGTCGTGTTCGCAATCGCCTTGTAGTTGACCGTCAACTCGACATAGTCCTTGGACCGTTCAATCTTCGCGACCGTGAACGCACACTTGTTCATGTTGAACTCAAGCGAGATCAGAGAAGCACCCGTACCGCTGGAGAACTTGATATCCAGGGTCGGCTGCGTGTTTTGCAGGTAGTAGTTCAGCTGCGTATCGGACTCCAGGATCAGGGTCAACGCGCCATCAACAGAGACCGGCCCGGCGAACAACTGGTACGGCTGCTGGTTGCCGTCAACCGTGAAGATCGGGGTCACCGGCCTCTCAATGTTCACGTTGCCGTCAGCGAGTACCGACGTCACCGAACCGGCCAGGGTCGTCACACCAGTCCACGCGGCCTGCGGCGGGATCGTCGTGAACGACGGGGTCGGGTTCGCGACCGAACCGACAGAACCGAAACCCATCGCCTTCGCGGTGTAGGTGATCATCGCGTCAGCAGTGAACTTCGTGTCAATGCTCGCGAACTGGCAACCCGTGTATTGGCGGGTGCTGCCGGTTCCTTCAGCGTAGTAATCCGACAACGTGAACGTGACAGGCTGACCATTGCTTGCCTGGCTGTTCTGCAACGCGATCGCATGCGTGTACGGGGCAGCCGAACCAGTCACGGTCACGTCACCCAAGACACCCGCGTACAGGTATGGGGTCGTGTCGATGAACAAGTCACCAGCGATGTCGATCTCGCTGTAAATGTTTCCCTGGACCTCGTTGTAGAGCGCGGCCATAGATCCACGGATACCCAGATCATCCAGGTACTTCACGTTATCCAGGACACCAAGCGTGGTCCACGGGATGAAATCGGCCGGGGATGCGGCAGTGGGAGACGCGCCATTCGTATAGCGGGTTTCCTTACCGATCCCCAAATAAGACCTACTGCGTGGCAGAGCCATTGTCGCCGCCTTCTGTTACGGGAGCCGCAGGTGCAGCTGCTTTGCTGGATGTGGTTTGCAGTACGAGTCCCGTGACGGTGGTGTCGTCAGGTAAATCTACCACGACGCCAGCATCCAATGTCAGTGCGAAAGTCGGGAACACCCGCGACTCAATACACAAGAAACTAGCCATGATCAAATCCTATCTAGACGGTGAGAACTTCAGAAACCTCGAATTGGATCGCGCCCCAA